AACTAGTATTCAAACTGCAACACAACCATATCTTCCAACAGTATCAGATGCAGCCGTGCAAGAGGATCGTGGAAGTTTTGATGAACCTCACCCAAAAGATATTGATTATAATTTAGAAGACGGAGAAGATTATGGAGTTTATCGTTCTGGTCTTTATCCTTATAATCATGTGTTTGAATCTGAGTCTGGACATCTTACAGAAGTAGATGATACTCCAGGCGGAGAAAGAACTTTTCGTTCACATAGTTCTGGAACATACGAAGAAATAATCGCAGACGGAAGTAAGACAGTAAAAGTTATTGGTGATAATTGTGAAATTATTTTAGGTGGTAATAATGTTTATGTTGCTGGTGCAGTTAATTTAACTATTGCTGGAACTGTACGACATCTTGTAAAAGGCGATTATCATTTAGAAGTAGAGGGAAACTACACGCAGAAGATACACAAGAACATGAGAACAAAGATTGGTGCTGGAGAAATAGGTGGAAACCTCGAAGAAGAAATAAAAGGAACTCACTCATTTAATATCGACCAAGCAGTTAAAGGTCGTATTGGTAAAGATGTCAATGTTACCACAGAGGGTGACGAAACAAGAATTAATAATGGAAAGTATAACTTAGCTGCAAAGAGTGATATCTTTGCCACTACTACTGGTGGTACGTTAACACTTAATGCATCTGGAAATGTTTCTATTGATACTGTATCTGGAATATTTGGTATTAAGTCTGGAACTACAATGAAGATAAGTTCTGGAACAGTATTAGATATTACTGCTGGAACTATATTAGACCTTAACTCTGGAGATGGTTCGCCATCATCAACTAACGTAATTAATTTGAACTAGGAGAGATTATGCCAGAAGTAACAAGAGTAGGAACAGATAGTCATGTTGGTCATGCAAGTCCAACACCAAATCCTTTTCATCAAACATCATATTCTAGTGGTTCTGCAAATGTTATTACAAACGGAGCATCAACTGTTCGTATAGGAGATTCTACTGGTTGTGGTGATCCAGCAACTGGTGGTTCATCTACAGTAAAAGTAAATGATATTGGTATTCACAGAAAAGGTGATGCAACTGGTGGACATGGTAGTTGGGCTGGAAATGCATCAGCAAGTGGAAGTGCAAATGTTATTGCTGGATAGGAGAACATAAATGGCAAATCCAGATTATGCAACATTGTTAACTCAAATCGCAGCTGCAAGTGGTGATGCTAAAACTGCACTTGAATTACAATGTTATGTTTTTGAAGAAGAACTAACTGATACAGAAAAGAACTTATTTAACTATGTATCTGATGAATACTTTTTATTTAATCCAGGCACAGATAGTGGAACATTTAAAAGTTATGTTGGAGTTTATTTTAACGATACTGGAGATAGTACATGACAACTGCGATAACAACAAGAACAAATAAAGGTTCTTCACTAACCTTTTCAGAAATGGATACTAACTTTGATACACTTGCCATTCAATCAATATGGATTCCAGCTGGTGCAATGTATCCAAGTTCAACAAATCCATGTGCTGGTTTGGCACAAGTTGAAACTACTGCATTAAGACCAGATTTAAAAGTTTTAGACTTTGACCCTAGTAGTGATGAGTTTGCACAATTCTCTATAGTATGGCCTAACTCATGGGATAAAGGAACAATAACATTCAAAGCATTTTTTACTGTAACAGGAACAAACACAGGGTCAGTTGCTTGGGGATTAGCTGGAGTTGCTATAACTGATGATGAAACCATTAATACTGCATTTCCAACACCAACTGTAGCAACAGCTAAAGCACATAGTGGAACATCTAATGATTTAAACGTAACTGCTGAAAGTGGTGCTGTAACTATATCTGGTACACCAGCAAATGATGACATGGTTTTCTTTCAAGTAAATAGAGATGTATCTGCTGATGACCAATCTGGTGATGCAAGACTACTTGGTATAAAAATAAATTTTATAATATAAAGGAAAAGAAAAATGGCTGATTTTAAAACTCCTAATCTTTGTGGTGCAAATCCAGAACTCAATACAGCTTTATCAAAGATAGATGATTTAAAAAATGAGATTGTATCAAAAGTAGATTCTCTTGCTTCAGAAGCTGCAAGTGCATTTGAAACTGGACTTGCAGATGTTAAAGCAGGACTTGATGGACTTGCACTCGATTTGCCAGAACTTCCAGATGTAAATTTTCAATCTGAATTAACTGGTCTTATCAATGATGTAGATAGAACAACCATACAAGGTATTGCAGCTTTCAATACTAAACTTGCCCAACTAGAACTTGACTTTGGTGATACACTCAAAGAAAAAGGTTTGTCATTAGATACTCTAATTACAGATGCAACAACAAAATTAAGTAGTGGTGGAAATCTTTGTGAACTTGCACCTAATATAGAAATACCAGCTGGAAGTTCTGGAACTGGTGTTACTACAGAAGAAAAAGAAGAAAGAGGTTCTGGCACTTCAATTACAATATCTGAAACACCAAAAGAAATTATATCACTAGAAGGCAAGAAGGCTGGTGCAAGTTTTTTTGGAAATGTAACTTATAAACAATCTGGCAAAATATTGACAACAACACAAACAGATAATGATAATAATTTAATTAGTTATACTGAACTAAAAGTAAAATATATAATATCACTTATAAAAGAAAAACCAGTTGAGGCTAAACAAGCAGATACTTCACCAGAACCAGAAGAAGTTTCTATTATTACAACAAATGTATCATCAGTCGAGAAAAAAACAGAATTTAAATTAGGTAATCTTTTTAAAAAATTAGATAATTTATCTGGTAGTACAATTGATAGCACTAAAGTAAATGCTGATATAACTAAAGCTCTTGGAGAAATTAAATCACCAGAGTTTAAAGCAAAGATGCAAGCTGATTTAGATTATGCTGCAGCAGAAAGAAAAAAACTATTTGCAGACCCACTTAACTATAAACAAGTAACAGTTAATAGTTCTAGTAGTTCATCATCAGGCAAATCACGAACAGTAAAAGTTGATACAGTTGAAACTCAAAATACTACAACAACTGAAAAAGTTACAACTTCTGGTGGTGGTGTAACCGAAGTTAAAAGAACCTCAAAGGCAACTATATCTGATAAAGGATTTACACATAGACAAGTAAGAAGAAGGGAATATTTCAGACGGACTGGTTTTACAATAACTAATTCAACTGTTGCTAGTATGAAAACTGGAAAAACTTTTAGACCAATAGCTGTTAAGAAGATAAATGGTTATAGAGAAAATGAAGCATTATTATCTGCTGTAAACCCAACACTTGTTATGAAAAACGTAGTATATGACGTAGAAAGAATTACTGCTAGGTCTTACAATCCAGATGGAACTTTTGTGACTTATCGTTGGGGTGTTAAACCTAAAGGTAAAAAACTTGAATATCAAAGTGTGGGAAATAACATACTACCAGATTGGACAACAGCTGACAAAAATATCAAACTAGAATATAATAATAGAGTTACAAATAAACTTGAACCATCTTTCCCTACACCTATAGATTTAATAAAAATAACTTATCTCTATGTTGAAAAAATAGACCCCAATTATAGTGGTTAGTCGTTATAAATAAAAGAAAATTAGGAGTCCATACGAATGGCACAATATGACGCTCAAGCAAATAATAATTCTAGTAGGAATGTTAGACAATATACTGACTTAGATTTATTTTTTGGTAAGAAATCATCTAACTCTGATATACAAGATATAACTGATATTAAAGCTGTGAAGCGTTCTATTCGTAATTTAGTTTTACTTAATCATTACGAGAAACCTTTTAGACCAGAGATTGCATCTGGTGTTAGAGATATGTTATTTGAATTGATGACACCAATTACTGCACAGATAATTGCAAGAAAAATTGAAGATGTAATTAATAACTATGAACCGAGAGCAAGATTAATTGGAGTTACAGCAATTCCACTATTAGATAAAAATACATACGAAGTATCAATTGAGTTTTATGTTGTTAACCAACCCACAGAACTAGTTGACTTATCAATTATGTTAGAGAGAGTACGATAATGGCAGTTAATAATAAAAGACTTAGAGTTACAGAACTTGATTTTGATAGCATCAAAGATAATTTAAAAACATTTCTTAAAGGACAAAACCAATTCAAAGATTATGACTTTGAAGGTTCTGGTATGAATATTCTTTTAGATACTCTTGCATATAATACTCACTACTTAGGTTTTAATGCAAACATGGTTGCAAACGAAATGTTTTTAGATAGTTCTAGTTTACGTTCTAGTGCTGTATCTCATGCAAAGACTTTAGGTTATGAAGTTACTTCTGCAAGAGCTCCTACTGCAACATTGAATGTTAGTCTATCAACTACTGCTGCTACAAAAACAATGTCTGCTGGTACTGCGTTTACATCTACAGTTGACGGAACAAGTTATCAGTTTGTTACAACCTCTGATATTACATCTACGAATACTGGAAGTAATATTCCTTTCGATAGTGTAACTGTTTATGAGGGAACTTACGTTATTACAAAGTACCTTGTGGACAGTTCTGATGTTGACCAGAGATTTATTCTAACAGACCCACGATCTGATACTACCACTCTTACAGTTAAAGTTCAAAACTCTGCAACAGATACAACTACTACAACTTATACAAAAGCAACTGACATTACTCAACTTTCTGCATCATCTACTGTTTATTATTTGCAAGAAGTTGAAACTGGAAGATATGAAGTTTACTTTGGAGATGGAGTAGTAAGTCAAGCTGTTTCAGATGGTAACATAATTCAACTACAATATGT